TAGAAATACATATCTTGTGGTACACCATCCCAAAGCACTTGTGCAGTAGTTGGCTCTTCAGTAGTAATTTCTGAACCAAGTCTAGTAATGTACCGTACTGGTTCTATTTCCCATAGTAGATCAAAGTAGTTTTGACCAGCCCAATAAGCTCCCATGCAAATGCCTAGATACTTACCACCCCAATCAATAAAATTACGAACTGTGTCAACGTGACCATTATTAAAGATCACATCAAATTCATCAGCATCGCCAATGCCACCAGGAAATGCAATGATATCTACTGTGCTCAAATAGTCCCTAGTAAGATCCTCAATGCCAAACAGCTTGACCACAAAATACTCTTCTAGTGCGGCTTCCATAGCCAGTGCACATTCTACTTCACACACAGGATCATTGACAAAAATAGCAACGGTTCGCTTCATTGGGTTTCCTTTTTCAAATATAATATATTATACCATTTTAACGGTTTAGGGTCAAGTCTATTTTTCTAATAACTGTTTAGCATAGGTTTCAATAATCTCATGGCCTTCAGCCTGAGAGCAAATATCCAACAACCCATCTAAAAGTGCATAAATATTTTCAATACTAGCAGGAATTGAAACGCCTTCTCGACTTGGCACAAAAATGCCTTCGTACGACAAGAAGTATTTTCTAAGTTGCAGGTATGTAACATCCCTAAAATCATTTACTACTAGTCTAACCTGAAAACCTTTATCCATGTTTTCTTCGATTAGTTTTTCATATAGTATGTTTGAGTCCATTAAACTTTAATCCCCAATTCGCGCAAGTGTTTAAGACTGGCTAATTCACAAGCAGGTTGATATGCGCTCTGCAACCAACGCTCGCTAAGCAACCAGACGCGATAAATCCAACCGTATTCTGGATGTGTTTGTTCTGCTTGTATTTTACACATAGAATCGTACCTAGCACTATACACTACTTCGCCTACCACAAACTTATCCTGCATTGCGCCTTCAGGAATCAATTCAGGTTTAAAATAGTCTGGACTGCTTTTACGAACAGGCACGCTATAGGTTTCTAAGACCTGTTTAATAAGTTGTGTTCCGCGGTAGGTGTTTTCGCTGATTGCGCTAATAGGTTCACCAGCAAGATAGCACTGAATTATAAATTGCACTTCGTCTTCAGTAACGGGCTTGCCGCGCTTTTCAGCCCTGCGTTTTGCAGTTTTTTCTTTGCGATCCTTGTGGGTTTGAATAATACTATCAAGCCTGGTAGTATTATAGCTCATGCCTAAAATTTGGCAAGCATCCTTTTTTGTAATCGGCTTAACACCCTGCTCTTTAGGTTCAAGCAGTTCAATAACACGTTCAATATTAGCGTCAGTCATGCGTTCTTGTTCAAGCTCAGAGCGTTTTTTAGCCATAATTACTCCATAAATAAGAAAAGGCAGCACTAGGCTGCCTGTTTTTATGCTTTAAGTACACTCAAAAAGTAAACTGCTGCTTTACCAGTCAGTTTGCTTAAAATGTCGTCGTCAACTGGAGCACCTTTAGCTTCAATTGCTGCTTTGAGATCAGCAATGCTGGACTCTTTTGACACACGCTTGGGTGCATCACCAGTAGGCTTTTTATCGCCACTAGGTTTAGCCCCGGCATCTTTTTTAACATATACACCAGCTTGAACCAAAACCATACGAACACCGTTAGGTGAGGCTTCGATTTCTTCGGCAATGTCTTTGATAATTTCAGTACTAGACTCAGGCGTTGGCTCTGCGTCTTGATACATTTTAATTACGTTGGCTTTAAGTTCGTCATTCCATTGTGTCATAGTATTTCCTTAAATATATTCGATACTTACATTAGTCATTTTACTTGGAGTAAACTGACGATAGTTGTGCTTTAGATCATGCTTGGCTACAAGTTGAATCGTTTCTTCGTGTTGACGATTTTTTAATTCACGCATTTCACGAGTAAATGCTTCAAATTCTGTTTCAGGCAACTCACTAACGTCAATACCAGATACAAGTTGAGTTGGCTCTTGGGTAACAAGTACAGCGCGCTCACTTTGATCACCACTTGACTTTGTGTACATAAATTGCATAAACTTCATTTATATTCCTTTATTGCGACAGAAATAATATTATATCAATAATTGACCCAAGATTCAAGTTTATTTTTCTCTGACTGCTTTTGAAATTCCTAAAAATGCGCCACTAAAAAGTGGTGGAATTATTAATAACCAGACTACTAGTGGGGCCAATACTGTATTTACTATAAAAAATATAAATAAACTTAGTAGGGGCGATCTAGTAAAATCATTATCTATGCCATCGCGTCTAGCAAGAGCAATAATAGGCCAAAAAAGTTCATAAATAAGTGTTAGAGAAGTTGCTAAACAAAATATTATGTATAGTTCAAATGCCCCCATGCAATCTATCCCCCAACTTAAAGCTGACTTTTAGATCGCCTAAAGTTTTAGGGTCAAAGGTGGAACGTAAACTTGCTAAACTTTGATCAGCAAGTTTTTGATTTGAACTAAAAATATCGTGTGGGCAACTGCCACAAGCAAACTTAACTAACTGTGCAGTTTTAATTTTTGTTTTAGTCCAAATACTGGCTTTAGGAGTTTTGCGACGATAAGTAATGTTTTTTATTGCTGCTTCAATTTGCTTTGCATTACCAGGATTTTTTTGTAGCGCACGCAATAATTTACGCTCACGATTATGTTTCCAAGTCTGTTTACTTTTGTAAAGATCGTATTGCGTTTGTTTGCCTTTACTAGACGATTTCGCCATAATTATATAGTCCAGTTATTATATAGTATTTACCGGTGTTGTGTTTTGTAATTGTAACACAACCTTTTTCTTCTAGGTACTCTAAAAAGTTAAATATATGACCATATGTGTTTAAGTTAACATCATATTTTAATAACAACTTATTAACTTTTTGCAAATAGTCAAGAGTTATATCTTGACTATTAGTACCTAATTCAAATAATAATTCTTTAATAGGATTATTCGTCATCAATAATAATAGACTCTTCGTAGTTGTCGTCTTCTAAATTAGCCTTTAGTTTTTCAGCGTGTTCAAGCTGTTGATGCATAGCATAGCAATGTTGAAGCGCTTCAATTAAGTCTGGAACAGATTCAATGTCAATGGGGACAGTGCGATCACAACCATCAAAAATTAATACTTCATCAATGCCACCTGCGTTACTACCAAACTCTAATCCATAGTAAAAGTAGAAATCTGGTTCGGCTTCACTATGAAACATACCATCAGTATCAAATACTACATCTTTGTGCTGCGATCCAAAATAAATTTTCATTTATAGTCCTTTTTTGTTGAATAATCGGCAAGAAATAATATTATAGCAAATTCAGCAATAATTTTCAAGAAAATAATTTTTGTGGTGGCAGGGATACTAGGACTCGAACCTAGAATAACGGAATCAAAATCCGTGGTGTTACCATTACACTATATCCCAACTGTTTGGCTCCCCAGCGTGGGATCGAACCACGGACCAACAGATTAACAGTCTGCTGCTCTACCGCTGAGCTACTAGGGAATGCTGGTGGGCCCAATAGGACTTGAACCTATGACCAATGAATTATGAGTTCACTGCTCTAACCAACTGAGCTATAGGCCCAAATAAAAAGTCCTCGGCAGTCTATGCAGACACCTCCGAGGACACAAACTTAATCGTCGTATTCGTTGTCTAGTTCCATAAATACATTTACTAAAATGTCGCGGTACGGTTGATCAACCATATGCAAGTCTAGTAAGTAAATATCTAAGTGACAATTTCTAAGTAATTCAGCATGATACATAAATTGACCAAATGCTTCTAAGCTTTCATTAATATTTTTGTTTGCATAGTCTTCTAAATACTGCGCCACTACGTCTAACATATACTGTGGCATTGTAGATTTTGTACTAATGTTAACTAATTTTAGGGCTTTGCCTTCACGGTCACGCATAATCTGATTGCGTTTAGCCTCTGCCCAGGTTTGGCCGCCGTCACCGCCCCACAAGTCCCAAGCTACTCTGCCCTTACTAGGAAAACCTTCTTCACCGCTGCTAAATCCAGTTGCTTGTTTATCTACAGCATGACGGCTAAAAAAGCTGTGCATACGTAATACAACACTAGCACTTAGTGGCTCACGATTCTTTAATTGATTAGCACGAGCTAAGCCTACTAGTGTGCCTCCAGGATAGCCCTCTTCACGCCACGCTAATGCACGTTTAGCGGCACTAGCCATTCCCGTAGTGGGAATATAAGTTTCTGCCATATTTGCTCCTATGGATTAGCCAAGAAAAATGCAAAAGCAAATCCCAGCGGTGTCATTGATCGTAATTCTTTAGTTCGTTCCGATTTACCACCCAACTTCATTATCCACGAATTAGGGTCGGGCTCTACAGGCGATTTAGGCAAGTTTTTGTTAAACTTGCCCCACAATCCAGTTTTCTTGGTATAGGCATCACCAAACCAATGTGGTTGAAAATACCAAGGATCGCCTAGTTCAGGACGCAGCTTTTGCAGCCTACCTACTGGATTTTCTAATGCCCAAAATTCTGGATTATAGTAATCTACCATACGTAAAACTTTATCTACTAGTTTTAAGCTTTGATCAGTTCTGCCGTCCAAATCTTTTTGTTTCCAGTATTGAGCACCGCTACCAGCAAAATCTGTACAAGGTGGAGCTGCTAATATTCCGTGTATTTTATCTGGTAAGTCGCTGGGTGTAAGCTCCAAGATATCAATATCCCACTTAATATCTACTTGCAAGACGTTATATTCTGCCTCACGATAGTACTTGGGCCAATTACCGCTGTAATCAAACAGTGATAGTATCGTCTTCGTTGTCGACACTTTTTGATTCCTTAGTTCTAGCTTCACAAAGTGCTTCTACGCGATTACTTACTTCTTCACTGTGTAACCACAAGTCTTTGTTTTCCAGCAAACTATCAATCTCTTTACTGGTTAAGAAGTCTTTGTAGATATATTGTAGGAATTGCTTAGACCACTCACGCTCAAACACTGCTTGATCGTAAATTTCTCCGCCCTTACCAAAAATTCCACCACTATAATTGTGAAACATAAATAGGCTATGTGGTGTAACCTCAAATACATCAGCACATAAAAAGATCATTGTAGCAGCACTCATGCAACTGCCCTCAACACTACATACTACAGTAGCCTGTGTTTCACTTAACACACGCATAAATTGTAGTGCAGTGTTTAGGTCACCGCCACTGCTATTAATGTAGATTTTTACTACATCTTGATCACTAGCACTACGAATGGTATTAAACCACTCTACATAGTCTTCAGGACCAGTAATTAAACCACTCAAGTAAAATTCGTAAAGTGCACTAGTACACTTACGAAACCCACGACTAGTACCTGTGTCGAGGATAAAATCATCATCTGTTGCGTTTTTAGTCATAGGTGTATAATGTAAAAAAGCCCCCCTTGGTTACAAGGCGGGGGCATACCTCGGCACTAGCTTAAGCGGCTAGGGCAAATACCTCATCGTTGGCATTTATATAATTTGCTTGATTTGCGGTCATCGCCTACCGAGTTGTCCACTCACATACTTATCACACTGTCGAAACCTAGTCGACCCCCCTGATTTGGAGTCGGCGGGAATCGAACCCGCGTCCAGCGCGCCTTTCGG